CGGCTTCCCGGGCATTGCCCGCGTTCCGAGGTTGTGACCATGAGTGAAGTATTCAATAAGTGCCGGGCTGACGCCGAGGCGCATGCTCGCGCAGAGTACCCGCGTGAGTCTGTCGGCCTGGTCGTCAGCGTGCGCGGCAAGCCCTTCTATGTGCCGTGCCGAAACCAGTCCGAAGAACCAGATCACTTCATTTTGCACCCAGAGGACTACGCGTCAGCCGAAGATATGGGCGACATCGTCGCTATCGTGCATTCGCATCCAGATGCCGGCCCTGAGCCGAGCTTGCACGACATCGCCAGTCATGCCGCCAGTCGCATGGCGTGGTGGATTGTCGGCCTAAAGGATGGCGTTGTGACTTGGCATGAGATGCTGGCCGCCGGCGAAATGCCGCTGGAGGGCCGAGTATTTGTCCACGGTGTCATCGACTGTTACACCCTTGTTCGTGACTACTACCGCCAAGTGCTTGGCATCAACTTGCCGGACTTCCACCGTAAGGACGACTGGTGGCATAACGGCGAGAACCTGTATGTCGATAACTTCGCCAGGACCGGCTTTGTTCCGGTCGATACGCCAGAGCAAGGCGACTTGATTGTCATGGCAATCGGTAGCCCGACACCGTGCCATGGTGCTGTCTGGCTGGAGGGTGACGTCCTGCTGCACCATCTCTATGGGCGCCTGAGCTGCCGCGAGATCTACGGCCGGGCCTACCGTGAATGCACGACGCATATCATGCGCTACCAGCGATAGGCCCTGTTTTTGCGTGTATCCGGCCTGTTAGAGTCGCTGAAACACATGGAGGCTCAACAATGCGGAAAACTCTTACTGCTCTGGTGTTGGTTGCGTTGGCTGGTTGCTCAACCAGCCAGGTGACCGAGGACACTGCAATCCCTGTCCCATTGGATAGGGTATACGCTGCTCAATTTGCAAAAACTGGGGATTCGGGCGGAAGCGCGGAAGTTGTATTTCTTCGGGACTCTGGATTCTACGGCTCTGCATGCACCCATGATGTTTACGTCAACAATACAAAGGCATTCGCTATCAAGGACGGCGAATTTATACGGCTCAAGCTTGAGCCTGGGTCTTATTTCTTCCGCCTAGAGACTGGTAATGGTCTGTGTCCGAATATATCCACCTCGCAGGACGCAGAGCTAAAAGCTGGCTCAAAAGTCGCCTACCGGATACTCCTCCCATCTGATGGAAGCCTGAGACTTACCAGAATCCGATAAAGATTCTATTCAAAACAAACCGCCTCCTGATGGCGGTTTTTTTACGCCTGGAGAAAAGAATGAGCGCCGCAGCCAATGACACGTCCATGACCACCATCCTGCTGTCCGGCAGTCTGGCTAAAGCCTTCGGTCGCGAGCACCTTCGTCAGCTTGATAGCGGTACGACCAGCGAGGCATTCAGTGCGCTGAAACACACGCTTGCTGGATTCGAGGACTTCATCCGTGATTCTGCGCGCCGCGGGCTTCGCTTCGCCATTTTCCGCAATCGCCAGAACATTGGAGAAGGCGAGTTCAGACTGAGCGGAACCACTGAGATTCGTATCGTTCCAGTTATCGCCGGAAGCAAGAGTGGAGGGTTGCTTCAGACAATCGTAGGGGTCGCACTGATTGTAGTTGGCGCAGTTTTCCAGCAGCCATGGGCAATTAGTATGGGCGTCGCCCTTGCCCTTGGCGGCGTCGGCCAGATGCTGACGCCAACACCGTCATCGAAGACGGGAAGCCAGCAAGAACAGGCAGCCACCGAGAACAAACCCAGTTACCTGTTCAACGGCGCGTTCAACTCGACGCAGCAGGGCCTGCCGGTCCCGGTGGTCTATGGCCAGATGCTGGTCGGCTCCAGCGTTATTACAGTCGGCACCTGGTCGGAGGCTCTACCGGTATGAGCGAAGTAATTGTCGGTAGAAAGGGTGGCGGGAAGGGTGGCGGAAGCAGTAGCAGCAGTAGCTCCGTGCGCGCCGCCGTAGAGGCGCCGGATAGCCTGCGTTCGCGTCAGCATGTGCGGGTGCTGCATGCAATCTGCGAGGGGGAGATAGAAGGTATCGTCGGCGGCGACCAAGGGATTTTCTTCGACGATGTTCCGCTGCAGAACTCCGACGGCAGCTACAACTTTTCCAGCGTCAGCATCGATACGCGTACCGGTACCCAGTGGCAGGGCTATATGCCGATCACCGGGCTTGAGGCCGATCAGTCCGTCGGTGTCGAGCTTAAAGGATGGGTTCCCATCGAGCGCGCCATCACTGACACCGATGCTGATGCGGTCCGGGTGACTGTCAGCGTTCCGCAGCTGTTCTCACAGAACACGCAGAACGGTGACACAGGCGGCTCTTCCGCTATTTTTCGCCTTGAGGTGAAGCTGGGCAGCGGCGCTTGGTATCAGATGTGCGAAGACATTCTGATCAATGGCAAAACCATGAGCCGCACGCAGTTTTCGTACTATCTGCGTTTGCCGGTATCTGGGGGCCTGCCGCGCTATATCCGGGCAACACGGATGGGGGGCGATTCGACAAGCTCTACGGTCCAGAACCGCACTTTTTTCGACTCGTTTACGCTTCTATGGGATGAAAAGCTGCGCTATCCGAACACCGCGCTGTGCGGGGTCAGCATTGATGCTCAGCAGTTCGCCAGCATCCCGCGTATGGCCTTCATGGTGCGCGGCCTCAAGATTCTGGTTCCGAACAACTACAACCCCGCGACGCGCACGTACAGCGGCTCCTGGAATGGCGCATTCAAGCGCGCATGGTCTGACAATCCGGCCTGGGTCTGGTACGACATGCTGACCAATAGCCGCTATGGGCTGGGGGGATTGCTCGAAACGGCGCTGGTCGATAAGTGGTCGCTGTACACCATCGCCCAGTATTGCGATGCGATGGTTCCAAACGGTTACGGTGGGTATGAGCCGCGCTTTACCTGCAACCTCACGCTGACTACTCAGCAAGACGCCTGGAAGCTGGTAAACGATATGGTTTCCGTGTTCCGCGCAATTTGCTTCTGGGCGGGCGGGACGCTGACCGCGGTGCAGGACGCGCCGCGCTCCAGTCGATATCTGTTCAATAATGCCAACGTGGTCGGTGGCGACTTCAGCTATCAGTCGGTCGCATCGGATCAGCGCTATAACGTCGCCGCTGTCACCTGGAATGACCCGAGCCAGCAATATAAGCAGACGGTCGAGGTGGTCGAGCGTCCCGAGCTGATCGCGAAGTGGGGGCGAATCCAGCAGAGCGACGTTGTGGCCATCGGCTGCACCACGCGCGGGCAGGCGCGACGCCTGGGGCGCTGGCTGCTGTACGCCGAATCTGAGGCCGTGACCTTCGCCGTCGGTGCTGACGGTGCGCTGCCTCTGCCGGGCGACATCATCCAAGTCGCTGATGCCAATCGGGCTGGCGCACGCAATGGTGGGCGACTGCTGGCGGGGAGTACAGCCTCCACATTGCTACTGGATGCCCCCATCGGTGTGGCGGGTGCTGGTGTAGTCGGCGTGATCATGAGTGATGGCAGCTATGCCAGCGCGAATGTCACGGTGTCGGCCGGCGCGACGCAGATCAACGTATCGCCACCGCTGGCCTCTGCGCCCCTGACCTCTGCTCCATGGGTGTTCTCAACCGCCGCACTGGATACGCAGAAATTCCGCGTCGTGGGCATCAGCGAAGGCGATGACGGCACCTACGCGATCAGCGCCGTGGCGTATGACTCGGACAAGTTCAACCAGGTCGAGTACGGCACACCGGACGTCGACAACCCGACCAGTATCGTCAACCTGGCCAAGCCAGATGCAGTCGGTCAGCTGACATTCTTCGAGTCACTCTATGACACCGGTACCGGTCTGGCTGCCGCACGACTGTCGGTCAGCTGGACCCAGCCGGCGCGGGCGATGCGCTATCAGGTCGAGGTAATGAAGCCAGGGGGAAACTGGGAGTATGTCGGTGAAGTGTCGACGCCCAGCATCGACTTCGACTCTGCATCATCGGGCCTGTGGTCGGTTCGCGTGACGTCGAAATCGGCCCTTGGCCTTTCCGGTGCGGCTTCCATTCAGACCTATACGGCTCAGGCACTGCTGGCGCCTCCATCGGCTCTGGCTGGGCTGAGGCTCGACGTCATCAATAGCGTAGCAACCCTGGCGTGGGACCCCGTTCCGGAGTTGGACGTGAAGCTTGGCGGCAGCATCGAAATTCGTCATGCGCGCAACACCGCTGCAACCTGGGAGGCTGCTTTGCCCCTGATCGAGGTGGCGGGGCGCTCTACGTCATCAGTGGTGGCGTTGCTGCCGGGCAAGTACCTGGCAAGAGCCGTCGATTCGTCGGGCGTTGGCGGTCCTATCACCGAGGTCTGGTCGGATGCGCAGGTGCCTCTGCCGTCCAACGTGATGCTGACCATTACCGAGTCACCTGATTTTCCGGGGGTAGCGGTCAATGCAGCCGCCGCCAGAGGGATGCTAAAGCTCTCCGGAGCTGGACTTCTGGACGACGTGACGGATATTGATGCGCTGCTCTCGGAGGTCGATAAGTTCGGAGGCTCGCGGCTGTCCGCCTCCTATCGCTTTGCTGCACCGGCTGACCTTGGCCACGTCTATGACTGCCGGCTGACCGCTGATGTGGAGGCTGCGCTCTACGACGACGGCACCTACATCGACCCGGTGCTGGATTTCGATTCGCTGATCAGCATTGATGGCGACCCGCCCAACGGCGCATCGCTGTCGCTGTGGGTGCGCACATCGGGCGTTTCACCTGCAGTGTGGTCGGCCTGGAAGCCTTTTGTGGTTGGCGACTATCGCGCTCGCCAGTTCGATTTTGAGCTGCGCGGGTCAGTACAGCAGTCCACCCACTGGATCGACGTCTCCAAGCTCGAGGTCGTGATCGACATGCCCGATCGCATCGATAACGGTAACGATATACCCGTTCCTGCTGGGGGGCTGGTCATCAGCTATTCACCACCGTTCGCCGCGCCTCCAGCGGTCAGCCTGACGGCGCAAGGACTATCGCCTGGTGACTGGCTCGACGTTTCAGGCAAGAGCGCAGCCGGATTCACTGTGTTTATCCGCAATGCCAGCGGAGTAGCCCAGTCGGGCCGCTCGATTGACTACATCGCAAAAGGATACTGATATGTCGCAACACGATATGACCATTGATAACGGTCCTGGATTGACGTTTCGAGTTGATGTGAACGCCGCACTGCAGGCGCTCGTGTCTCAGAGCAGTGGGGCGGCAACGCCAAACCCGACATTCCCGTGCCAGGTGTGGGCGGATACCGGCACGGGTCGCATGAAAAAGCGTAACAGCGCGAATACAGCCTGGCTGGATATGGGGGCGCTGGACTCCATGCTGCGGGATGCCGTCAGTGCGAGCTGTTTTGCCGTCGATGCCGGAGCGGCCAATGCTTATGTGTGCAACTTTACGCCTGCCATCACTGCCCGTAGCGAAAGCGTTCCGATCCGTTTCAAAGCGGCCAACGCTAATACTGGCTCTTGCACAATCAATGATGGCCTTGGTGTTGTCGCGCTCGTCGGGGGCGCTCACTCCGCTCTCCAGGGGGGCGAAATTGTTGCTAACGGCGAGGCATGGGCTCAGTGGAATAGCTCTGTTGGCGGAGGTTCTTACATCTTGCTGTTCTGCTCCGGAGCTGCCGAGCAAGTGGCCAACGCCACCCAAAGCCAGCACGCGCTGCCGCTTGGTCAAGCGATGACTTTGCTTAGTCAGCCAGGGCGCGTCGATTGGTTTGCAACAATGTCTCCTCCCAGTGGATATTTGGCGGCGTATGGCACAGCCGTATCGCGCACCACCTACGCAGCGCTGTTCGCCGCGATAACGGCACAAGTGACGGGTACGGTTACATCGGGCAGCAATAGCATTTCAAGCGTGGCCAGCCCGCAAGCTATGTGGGTCGGCATGCCGATTAGCGGCCCTGGTATTCCCGCGGGCGCGACTATCACTGCTGTTGGTGCCAGCACCATCACGTTGTCTGCAAACGCCACGGCCACCTCTACTACAACCGTTGCTATCTGCCCATTTGGTGTGGGTGATGGATCAACCACGTTTAACGTTCCTGATGCTCGTGCCAGGGCTCCTCGCGGCTGGGATGGCGGCGCTGGCCTCGACCCTGGTCGTGTGTTCGGTAGCCTGCAGG